TTGAAGCGCATGTGGATTTATGCGCCGAAAGATACAAGGCATTGGAAGACAAACTAGACAAACTGGAACAGCGTATGCATACGATGGAAGAACACATCATAATCATACGCACGAAGATATCAGAATCAGCAGCAGAAGCTACAAACAAAAGTAGCGGGCAGTTGATCACTGTTGGCACAGCATTTGGTGTAGCCATGCTGACTGGTCTGATCATGGTCATTGTACAACTTATCCTAAAATAATAATGAAGATAGTAGAACTCGTAAATAAAATTAGATTACCGATCACAAATGAAGAAGCCGATGTACTAGGGCAATTTGACGGCGGTAAGCGAATAGCCAAAGAAGATTTGAACCCAAGACAGCTTGTGGTGGCAAATCAACTGGTAAACAAAGATGTACTATTTAGAAAAAACGAAGATGGCAAAGTCTACTACAAACAGAAAATTGGAATTTAGTCAGGCACAGGAACTATTTGCAACAGCTAGCACCAAATACATCAAAGAGTGGACAGACAAACAACTTAAAACATATGTAAATGAACCCGTAGTTATTCCTGTTGGAAGCTACGGGTTTTTAGTGGGTCCTTACAGAATACAGGGAAAAACTAGCACCTGTTGGCGTGTGGAGCAACAAGACGGTCGAGTGCTGCACGATTTTGTCAGCAAAAGCCATGCCATTCTGTACTGTGTTAAACTGATGAAAAATTATGCCGCTGCCACAGAACTTTTGGAGTTGGACAGGCAATTGGGCAGATTAGATAGAGATATAGAATTTTATCAGTACACAATAAAAAATGCCAAAAATGACTTTAGAGTTGAAACAGCATTAAATAGATGTACTGATGCACGAATGCAACGCCGAGCAGTGCTTAACATTTTGAAAAAAACTTTAATTTCGGCTAAATACTTAAAATTTGGGAATACACCACTATGAGATTAACAGAAATGGGCGTCAAGCCTTCCGCTAAAAAAATCAACAAAGTTATGGAAAGCCGCTTTGGCGTCAAGATTGATTATGACAATTTGAACTTTCCTAAAGCTTATGTGCTAGCTCAAGGCCTAACAGAAAATCTTGAACGAATCAAGCACAGTCACGGAGTTCATGCTGCAGAGAAAAATCCAAAATACATGGAACTGCTAATGGTACGTGAAGGCCTACATCGCTGGATGGTTGAGAACAAACAACAATTAATCATGGAAAGCGAAATGGGCAAGAGCCAGGCTATTCTTGCTGCCAAGGACATGGTTGACAGTATTCAGGACATGCTGGAAGAAGTCAGTAAAATGCAAAACGAGCAAATGCCTGCACTGTTAGATACTATCCGTGATCAAATTGGTATGGAACAGGCTGATGCGTTTAAAGCATCGGTTGAACCATTATTGGCCAACATGACTCAACAACTAAGCTCAGCTAGATCAACTGCGGATGACGCAGCCCGAGCATTGGCTGGTGAACCTGTTGCTGCTCCAATGGGCATGGGTGCTGCTCCTGCTGCTGGTGGTATGCCTGGTCAAATGCCAGCGCCTGATATGACCAGTGACATGGATACAGACAGCTTTGCTGCCACTGATGCTGCCGCTGGTCCTAATGCAGTAGGCAGAGAGAAGCGTTAATGCGTATTAGAGAAGTAATTGTTGAGAGCCTAGACGAATACCTCGACGAAGTTCTTGAAGATGAAGCCGACGGGCGTGGTGACGCAAACCTGCTGACCACGCTCGAGTTTTTACGCAATCGAGCACACGACACTCACATACAACCAAGAATCAGAGTTGACAGCTTGATCAATCTGGTTCAAAAAACTGGTGAAAGTCAATTCAATCTCGAAAATTTGCTAGACGCTTACAAATCAAATCCAGATATCAAAAATCTTATCAAAGACGTCAAAGATGACTCATCTGGTGTCAAGTATGTTTACTTGGAACCATTTGCCGATGACACTGACATGCCAGCCAAAATAGGCCAAGAAATTCCTCGCACCGCGCCCGAGCGCACAGTTGATTCAATGGCCAAATCGGCTCTTGCTAAACGATCTTAAATAGTTTATAATTATTCCAAGGAGAGAAACAAATGGCTTATTCAGGTCAGGTGTTGGATCATTATGAAAATCCAAGAAATGTTGGAAAATTAGACAAAAATGATCCTAGAGTTGGCACAGGATTGGTAGGAGCCCCCGCATGTGGAGATGTCCTACAACTACAGATCCAAGTGGATGAAGGAGTAATTACCGATGCAAAATTTAAGACATACGGCTGCGGTTCGGCGATTGCGTCGTCGTCGCTGGTCACTACTTGGCTTAAAGGAAAAAGTATTGATGAGGCGGACGCAATTAAGAATTCGGACATTGCGCAAGAACTCGCGCTACCTCCGGTCAAAATCCACTGTAGTATTTTAGCAGAAGATGCTATCAAAGCAGCATTGGCAGATTATCGATCAAAACATGATACAACTAACTGAACTGGCAGCTAAAAAAGTAAGACAACAACTTGATCGTAGAGGTAAAGGTGCAGGTATTCTTATTGGTGTAAGAACTACAGGTTGTTCTGGACTGGCATACAAATTAGAATATATAGATCAACCTTCAGACGATCAGGTACGATACGAAACCAATGGCGTCAATGTGTTTGTGAATCCCAAGGATTTACCCTACATAGATGGCATGACCATGGACTACAAACGTCAAGGCCTAAATGAAGGCTTTGACTTTATCAACAGCAAAGAACGTGACCGTTGCGGTTGCGGAGAAAGTTTTCGAGTTTAAATGATTACAACACGATTTGACTATACCCCTCTAGCAAGAGAAAGCGTAGAGGGCAAGCGTCATTACGCCTTACCAGATGGAAGCCGCGTTCCTAGTGTGACTACAATACTAGACAAGACCAAGCCTGCCGAAGCTCGACAAAAACTACAGGAATGGAAAAACCGTGTGGGACATGAACGAGCGCAACAGATTACCACAGAAGCAGCCAACCGTGGAACACGTATGCATACCTATCTTGAGCGTTATGTCAAGCAAGACGACATTGGCGATTTCCCCTCAAATCCATTTGCACAGCCTAGCTGGTTTATGGCAGCAGAAGTAATCTTAAAAGGACTAGGTAATGTTGATGAATATTGGGGTTGCGAGGTTCCTTTATACTATTCTGGGCTGTACGCTGGCACCACTGACTGTGTAGGGATCTGGAAGGGACAGCCTGCAATCATGGATTTTAAACAAACGAATAAGCCTAAAAAACGTGAGTGGATTGACGATTATTTTCTACAGCTTGCAGCGTATGCTGCGGCCCACAACGAAACTCACGGTACTGACATCAAAACAGGCGTTATTCTCATGTGTGCTAAACCCGCAGACGAAAATGCTGCTCCTGAATACCAAGAATTCGTACTAGAACCCAAGGACTTTCAACATTGGAGCGATCAATGGATGCGCAGAGTAGCACAGTACTATCTCTCAAGCTAAATACACAATAATTGAGGATTTAGCATGGCCGTTACGCAGATCAGTAGAATTCAACACAGACGCGGACTAGAACAAGATCTACCACAGCTTACTTCAGCTGAACTTGGTTGGAGTTTAGATACAAGACGTTTATACATTGGCAATGGCACCATTGAAGAAGGTGCGCCTATTGTGGGTGTAACTAGAATTTTAACCGAGCACGACATCGGTGACATTACATCAAATACCAGTTTCTTTACCAATTATACTTTTGTAGGCAATGCAGCAGGTTATACAGCACAAACAGGACCCAGTGCTCTAGCCCCTGTTATTAGAAGTTATCAGCAGAAATTTGATGACGTTATAAACATCAGAGACTTCGGGGCCACAGGTGATGGTGTCACAGATGACACAGATGCCATCAACCGAGCCTTACAACAAATTTACAAATCCACAGTAAGTCCTACAGAACCAAGAGCCAGAAGAACAATTTATTTTCCTGGCGGCACTTACTTGACATCCAATCCTATTTTGATCCCACCATTCGCACGAATAGTTGGCGACGGAATGGGATCTGTTGTAATTAGACAAACACGAGGTAATCGTTCGGTTGCAAATGTATGTGATAGCAGTTTTCAAACTGCCGGCAGTATAGGAACAGGCGGTGCTGTAAGGCCTCAAGACATTGAAATTACCGGCATTAATTTTTTAAATGCCAATACTGCTCCTAATGTTGCTATTTTCGTAGTAGACAGCGCCAGTAATGTAAGAATTCAAAGTTGTGAATTTAGAGCCAATGCTGCGTTGGGTTTTTATCCCAATTTGGTCAGCATCGAGACTTCAGTTGCCACAACAAGCAAAATTACATTTGACAGTTGCCAATTTATCCAAGGCGGCAACGGCATTGGCATAGTTGGCAGCGGTGTAACTTCGGTACGTGTGCTTAACAGCGGATTTGATGATTTATCTAACGTGGTAATGAATTTGAACAATTCCCGCAGTGTAAGCAGTATAGGAAATTATTTTGGTAGTGTGGGCGGTTTCTTTGTGGCCGATGGCAACAACGCAAACTTTTCAATGGGTGATCATTACGCTGTTTCCAACCCTTTATATTCTGGAGTAATACTAGGAAATTATCAAATAGCACCTAGTCAGCAGTATACTATATCGCCTACTCCGTTTGCAATTGTTGCTATCAGTAATACCGCGTCAAAAATCAATTACGAAATAAGAAACAGTGCCAATGCCAGATTTGGAACATTAAGTTTTACAAGAACTGGGTCTGCTATTGTGTATGATGACAGCTATGTTGAAACTGCTGCAGGTGTTTCGGCCAACATGTCAGCCAATGCTGATTCAATTTTGGTTTCTGTTTCTAGTGGCACAGCCACATTTAAATTCAATTTCCAAACATTTGTTTGATGTTTAAACTAAAACCAAGCGATCGACTAGATCGCTGGAAGTCATTTAGACACAGTTTGAATGACTTTTCTCTCGCCAAAGCCATAGAGCTTACCAACGAACTGTGGGCAGCTTGCCCATTCACTCCATTTTATCTAGATGCCACAGAAACCCAAAATTGGCCTGACCCTTGGACACTACTGGTAGAAAATTACTATTGCGATCTTGCTAAAGTGTTGGGTATAGTGTATACTTTACACTTGACTGATCATGCCCCCGCTCTTGATCCTGAGATTAGAATATACTTCAACACCAAAACCCGGCATACTTATCATATAGCTTACTTGTGTGATGGGAAATATGTTCTTAATTTGATTGAAGGGGAGATCTTAAATAAAGAACACATTAATCAAGGATTACAATTACGACACCGCTATACCGCAGCGGATTTAAAATTAGAACAATACTAGGGCAAAATATGCAGATTCAAGTTACCAAGCGAGACGGAAGTCGAGAATTACTAGATTTAGAAAAGTTACACAAGGTTGTTTTTTGGGCTACAGAAGGAATTACCGGAGTCAGCGCAAGTGAAGTAGAAATAAAAAGTCATATACAGTTTTACAATGGAATCAAAACCGCAGATATTCAAGAAACATTGATCAAAAGTGCAGCAGATTTGATCAGTGAAGAAACACCCAACTATCAATATGTGGCCGGAAGATTAATCAATTATCATCTACGCAAACAGGTGTATGGTGCCTATCAGCCCTGTGCTATTATTGACCTGGTCAAGAAAAATGTCGAATCAGGATTTTATGATCGCGGCCTGTTGGATGCATACACCGATGAAGAATGGACACGAATAAATTCATTTGTGCATCACGAGCGAGATGAGAATTTTACCTACGTGGCCATGGAACAATGGCGCGGCAAATACCTGGTACAAAATCGTGTGACCAACGAAATTTATGAAACACCACAGGTGGCCTACATCTTGATTGCAGCCACCCTATTTCAAAACTATCCCAAAGACACAAGACTACGTTGGGTAAAGGATTACTATGATGCTATTAGCCTACATGATGTTAGCCTGCCTACTCCTGTTATGGCTGGTGTCCGCACACCTCAAAAACAATTCAGTTCCTGTGTTCTTATCGAAACTGATGACAGCTTGGATAGTATTAATGCTACTACCAGTAGCATTGTTAAGTATGTCAGCCAAAAAGCCGGAATCGGAATTGGTGCAGGTCGAATACGAGCACTTGGCTCCCCAATACGAAACGGAGATGCTTACCACACCGGCGTTATACCTTTTTACAAGTTGTTCCAAAGTGCAACACGGAGTTGTAGCCAAGGGGGTGTCCGTAACGGCGCCGCTACACTGTACTACCCAATCTGGCACTACGAGATTGAGGACCTGATTGTTCTCAAGAACAACAAAGGAACCGAAGACAATAGAGTGCGTCACATGGATTATGGCGTGCAGTTTAACAAGTTGATGTATGAAAGACTGATCTCGGGCGGCGATATCACCTGCTTCAGTCCCAATGATGTACCTGAGCTGTACTCTGCCTTTTTCACCGACCAAGAACGATTCAAAGAGCTGTACGAGCGAGCAGAGCGTAATACCAAACTTAGAAAGAAGACCTTCAGGGCAAGTGATTTGTTCAGTAGGTTCATGCAGGAACGCAAAGACACTGGTCGTGTGTATCTACAAAACGTAGATCATGCCAACACTCATTCGCCGTTTGATGAGCGTGTGGCACCTGTCAAGATGAGTAACCTTTGCGCAGAAATCGATTTGCCAACTGTGCCGTTAAGAGATGTCAACGACGAGGATGGTAGGATCGCCCTGTGTACTTTATCAGC